AAAAATCACAAGTCCCGCGCCGATCGCGTGAACGCGGCCGCTCGGCAGAAACATCGTGTCGCCCGCGCGCACGGGAACGCGATGAAAACAATCCGCCACTTCGCCGCTCTGAATTTTTTTCTCGAACTCCGCGCGCGTCACGCCGCGTTTGAGGCCGACAAATAATTCCGCGCCCGGCGCGGCGGCGGCGATGAACCACATTTCCGTTTTTGGCTCGCCATGTAATTCCGCGGCTTTGTTTGTGGGCGGATGGACTTGCAGTGAAAGTTTTTCGCGCGCATCGAGAATTTTTATCAACAGCGGAAAACGATTGCCAGTCGCAGGCTTTGCGTCGCCGAGCAATTCGCTCGGAAATGTTTCCATGAGCCAGCGCAATGTCTTCCCGGCGAATTTGCCGTTGGCGATGACGCTTTCGTCATTTGGCCGGTCGGAAATTTCCCACGATTCGCCAATGATTTTGCCAAGCGGCAAATTTTTTCCGTAAAGCATTTCGATTTCGAGTTTTTTGGTAACAGAACGTAGCATGTTCGATACGAGATATTTCGTAGCGTCCATGAACGATTGCTTTCCGCCTTGTGCAGCACGGTCAGCCGGCCAGCCACACTCATGGTGGTGCGACCGAAGTACGTAGCTATAGCGCGCCATGACCAGTGCTTAGCACGCAACGCCATGAGCACAGTGTCATCATCAGCTGTCCATGGCTTGCCTCGGTTGGGTGCGTAGTTCATGGCTTGCTCAGTGTGACGAGGATCTGTGACCACTGCTCGGGGCGCCACAAGTGCACCTCTACCCCATGCACGTCATCGAGCGCAGCTATCCATGACAACTGCTCGTCACTGGGCTTGTTGCGGCCTACCTTGAGCTCGGCAAACAGTAAGCGCTTACCGCGCAGTAAGCAGAGATCAGGAAAGCCCTTATCGCCTTGCGTGGTCGGTATGCCGCGGCCGTTCTCCATGCGGCCTGAGGTTCGCGCATGGAAGCGTCGCCAGCCATAAGCCTTAGCCCAGCGTAGAAGCTCGTTCGTAAACTCCTTCTCGTTCACGCTTGCTTCTTTTTCTGGGAAGAGTGATTAGTCGGGCAGTGGGTTGACTGGGAGTCTAAGAGTACGACCCCCCCTATAGTCCCCCCCAATCGAAGCGCTTTCCCGTTCCCGGCGACCGCCGCGCCCCTCCCTCCCCCCGGCCGGAGGGGGTGGGCACCGCGGCCACATTCTAAGCTCATGGCCGCTCACTTGGCAAGGGGATGATTGCGTCGAGCCCCGGACCGTAGACTGGCGGTCGCGTTGGCCGGCGTCGGTCGCGCAGTTTGGTGCGCCGGCGATTGCGCTCAAAGCGCTGCGTCCGGTGGCTGAAGTACCAGCGCTCGTTTAGAGCTGGATCGCGCTTCAATTCCTCTAGCGTCTCTTCTAACGCCCTCTCGTCTGCGCTCACCCTCTCCTCCCAGGAATAAGAGCGGCTCATGCGTTGACGCTCACCACAGCGCCGGCTGAGTCGCTGTAGTGCGACCAGACGAGGCGCCGCTTACGCGCCAGCAGGTTGAGGTGCAACGCCAGGCGCTCGGCTGCGTAGCGAGCAGCTGCAATGCGGTCGCGGTCACTGGCGAGCGGCAGCTCGCGAATCATGGCCTAAGCATCCTTAACGTCAATGGCTTCTAAGAAGCCAGGGGTTGCGAATCGTAAACGTTCGATAATGGCCCGCACTCTCTGATCGACCGGGATCGGCTCAAGATGAGTGAGCTCTCCGATGGCAGCCACGAACTCGTCTATCGCCGGACGATTCTTAAAACGAATCACCACCTCATATGTGTCCTTCAACGCCTAACCCTTCTTGTAAACAGGAATTTGGTTCTCATGCAGACCGCACCGCTCGCAGTTGATTGAGGGCACCACGCGGCCTTCCTGTTCGGTCCAGAACTTGTACGTGCCCCGAGGCAAGAGCGACTCCTCTGGCAACCCAACACAGATGTGGTGCTGCCACACGTGGAAGCCGTCCTCGTCCATCCAACAGGTGTAGTGCCCATATGTGTCGTTGCGCAGGATCTTCCGCAGCACGGCTCGGCAGTAGGGGTCGATCTCGCACTGCCACAGAATTCGCATGCCAGCTCGCTCGAGTCCGAGGTCAAGCCCTCCGATGCCGGTAAAGAGGGAGCCAACTGTCAGCACCCCAACCACGTATAACTCGGATAAGAATTGCTCCGTGTGGTGCCCGGAGTTTTGCTGCTCACGGCTGTCCTTATCAACCTGCGCTCCCTTTCGGCCTGCGCGTCTTGAGCGGTTGGTCCAGCGGGCGGGCCTGTACTTCTGTGTCTCCGGGCACCACATGCGAATTATTGAAACGCGGCGGTGGGAATAGGGCAGCGCGCAACTCGCTCCAAGCGTCGTGTACCTTCTTGGAAGTCGGCTGAACAGCGGCTTGCACCTCCAACCACTGGTCAAGGCGGTCAGCCGCCTCCCGCACCCGCTCCAGTTGGGAAATGCGCATTGCTGCGTGCTCTGCAACCAAGCGGTTAGCTGCCTGTGCAAATGCGAGTGCAGCCTCCGCCTCGTCAGCTCGTAGCGTTTCCTTGGCAAACGCCCTGATTTGATCATTGCGATTGGCAATCATGCCCTCTCGCTCTGACAGGAGGAGTTCGAAGAATTCCGGCGTGCGCTCCCCGTCACCCTGCCCCCGCTTGTGACCAAGGTATGCTTCCCAGATCTCAACTAACTGCTCCACTTCGGCTTCCGCTTTCCGGACCTTCTCGATGAGGGTGCGAACCTGAAGGCGATCAACACGCCATTCGGCACCTTCGTTTATTCGCTCCAGCGCGTCGAGATCCAACGTAGTCTTATCGAAGTTAGACATGGGCCTGCACGACGATGAACCACCGAAAGCCTCCGAGGCTCTGTACCCCAATTCCTTCGGCAATCCATAGCTTGCGGCCTCGCCCACGCCATCGTTTCTTAGTCTGATTGGACGTACTCATACCGCCTCCAATTCACGCAGGCGGTCCTCGACGATGGCAAGTGCCTGTCGCCTGGCCCTCTGGCCAGATGGTGTCCGATCCATCAGGTACTCGGGATCTTCTTCCTCAAGGATGCGGAAGCGTAGCTCTACGGCCCGCTCGCGCAGCCACGTGGGGTTCTCCATCCAGCCGTGGTTAGCTACTCTAAGCGCCAAAATAGTCAACTCCCTCATTAGGAACCGGAAGCCCGCTCTCCCACCACGAAGGGCCACCAGTCGCAGTTCGAATGGATAAAAGCCTCCGATCCCTAACGATTGAGCTCATTCGTCCTCTACCTGCTCGTACTCCCACTCGCCAGCGTTGATCTCTTGCTCACGGAAGCGCTCCTCGCGCCTGATCGCTCGGATGTCGTCGTCGGCAGTCAGCGGCGGGTAATAGGCCGGATCCCATGCACGGTAGCGCATGAGCGGCGCCGTCCTTGGGGGCACGGCCGCCGCTCGAGGCGATGTTAGCGTGCCCAGCGGTTCTGGCTTGCTCTCGCGCGGCCGTGGCTTGTCCGATCGCTGTCGCGTCACTTACCCTTGCCTGGCGCTGTGCGGTAGCTGGTTACGCGGTAGCGGTCGTTGACGATCTCGCCGCGAAACTCCACGACCATGCCGACGCAAGCATTGAGCGCGGCGTAGGCCGGCGATCCGTCCTCCAGGTCGTAGCCCCACTCCAGCGTCTCGCTGTCGAACCAGCAGTCGGTGCCCTTCGGCTTCTCGGCGATCGCGTTGAGCAGCTGCCGCATCTTGGTCGGCTTCTTGTCCTTGGCCGTGAGGCTGTAGCCCACCCAGTCGCGCAGCTTACCGCCCTGGCGCAGCTCCCAGTCGAGCTCCACCTGATCAGCCCAGCCCTCCTTCTTGCTCGGCACCACCTTGGCGCTGGCGAGCACTGCGAGGTACGGCTCATCCTCCTTGAGCTCGGCGAATTGCGAGGTCGTGCGGGTCATCGGTTCTCCTTGCGCTTAGTCGTTGAGAGCGTGAACGTAAATTGGCCTGTCGGCTGCACTTGTCGCCACGTGTCGCCCCAGCTAGTCACATCCACAGTCCGCACTTCAATCAGCAGTTCATCGATACGGTGACCCTTCAGGTAGGTCAATAACTTACGTCGAGTGATGTTGCTGCCGGTCAGATGTGCCATGCACCGACCGTACAGCGTTGCGTGCTCGCGCGCAAGCCACCTGTTGAGGCGCTTTAGGTGATAGTTACGCTGTCTTGTTTGGTGTCAGCCAGACGCCGAGCGCGGCGATCAGCCCGACCACCGCAGCGCTGATCAGCCGCGTCTGAATGTCAGCGTCAGCGACTGAGGCGGTTCCGTAGCTGCCGGCTGCGGCCAGGATGAACGCCACCAGCGCCTTGTCAATTCTCGTCAGCATAGTCACTCTCCTCGGTCGATCTTCTGTACGGTGGCCAGGATCTCATCGAGCTCCGCCTTCTCAGCTGCCGTCATGGCGCCGCCAGTCGTACCGACCAGCTTGATCGCCGCGGCCAGCGCCAACATACCCTCATACGTCTTGATGACCGTCTGATAGAGCGCTACCTGTTGAGCATCAGTTAGGGCTGCCATGAAGTCGGGGACAACCGTACCACTTCCTGGTCCATACGTCTGGGGATCGAGCACCGGCATCGGATCACGGCCGGGCGGCGTGTTGATCTGAGTCCCCGATCGCTGTACCTCGAAGTGAAGATGGGGTCCGGTCAGATGGCCACCGCCGGGGATCACCGCCCCCGAGAAGCCGAGCGGTGTGCGGTAGGCCACACGCTGTCCCAGGAGCACGGTGTAGTTGCCGTGCACGTAGTAATCCACCTCGCCAGAGGCCACCAGAAGCCCCAGGATGCCCGATGTGCGATGCTCGACCGTCCCCGCCCGCACGGCGTAGAGTGGCGTCCCCACGGGCATCCCAACGTCTACGCCGCAGTGCCAGTAGCCGCCGAGGTAGCGCGGCTCCACGGTCAGCGTGGTCGGGCCCCACGGTTGGGTGATCTGCCAGTCCCCCTGCCAAGCGGCGGATCTCACCGCACGCTCAGGTAGGCAGCCACGCCACCGAGGCCGAAGGTCAGCGCCGAGCCGACGCCGAGTAGCATCCACATGAAGCGTTCTAAGCGCGTCATCCGGATGCCTAACTCGCGGTCGCTAAGCTCTCTCGCCTTCTCTTCCAAGTCGATCGCCGCTCGCCAGCGATCCTCCTCGCGCTGCCGCCGATCCCAAGTTTCGCCCACACTCAGAGGTTGCCGGCGGTAGCGATGACCTGCTGAATGGTGATCGCGTCCGAGGCGCCGGTGGTGATGCAAACGCCGACGATCAGGCTGGCCACGGTCACATCAAAGGCGCCGGAGATTGTGTTGACATCGATGTTCGGCTCGGTGCAGTGACCGAGCAAGCCGGTGGCACCGCCAACGTGGCTGAGGTGGAAGTTGCCGGAGACCACGCCCGAGGCCGAAAGGGGCCCGCGGACCAATGCGTCGATCGTCACCATGCCAACGTCAGCCGCAGCGGTACCGGCTGTCTTGGTAAAGCTGACCCGAGCAGTGTCAGCGGTTGTGCCGGCAGTGCCGAAGCAGATGTCAAAGGTGCTGGCAGCCGATCCGGCGGCCGTCTTGGTCAAGTCAAAGCGCCACTGGAAGAAGGTCCCGATGCGCAGCTTGCCCGTAGGGACGCTTATCGCCGAGCCGCTCAGATAGGTCCGCACAGTGGCTGCTGGCGTCTGTGCCGCAGCGGCACCACTGGTGTTGTTGAGTACGTTACCGGCCCACGCCTTGAGCACTGGTCCGACAGTGGCTTGCTTGCTAGCGCCTCCTTGGACGATGTAGAGCAGGTCAGCGTCAGCAAGAGTAGTAGCTGCGGGTAGGGCACTGTCTTTTGTGTCGGCCATCAGCGCAAGTCTATACCGTCAAGTGCCGATGTCCTCGACGAGGATATAAGCAGGGGTGGTAGTTCCGGGCGAGGGCGCTGAGATATTGCCGGTCCCCGAGTTGCGCTTGGCGGTCAATTTGTAGGTGTGGACGCCCGTGCTCGGCGTCAGAATTACCGAATCCGCCATCGTGTTCTGAAAGGCGATTGGCCCAACTCCGCTTAACAAGGTCGTCTGCACCACCGTAGCCGCCCCGTCATAGGCCAAAATCGCCACCGCATCATTGGCCACTGACGAAGAAACAGTGACCGAGTAGCTAAGGCGTAGCCGTCGCCCACTGCCCACGGTGACTGTCACTGTTAACCCGGTCAAATCAACCTCTGTCGTCAGCGTTGCCTGGTTAGCGGTGACCTGCGCGTAGCCGAGCACGCCGCCTGGCTGCACCACGCCAAGCTGTTGCGTGGCCACGCCGGCCGTCCGCGTGATAGCGCCGCCGGCCACCGTCTGCAGGGTCTGGTAGGCGTCGCCGAACTCGATCAGGTAGGCGGGCGTTGGCTGCCCGGTGAGCGCCGCCCCCAGCCAGGTCTGGGTTACATTGGTGATCGTGCAGCTGACGGCAGCCAGCCCGAGGTTGGTCGACGTGATGGTTACCGTCTGGCCTGCTGCAAAGCCGGTCTCGTAGGTCTTGAGGCTGCCGTAGGTGCTAAGCGTTCCGTCCTGGTTCTGAGAAGAGCGCACCTGGAGCTCGACGTAAGGAAAGGCCGTTCCTTCGAGTAGTAGGTAATCGCCCGACTCCAAAAGCAGCGCTCCGCTGCCGTCCTCCAAGAGTAGATGGCCGCCAGTCACGACATCGCTGAAATTGCCGGGTGCGGTGGTGACGCTCGCCACAGTGTTGTTGGTGGCCGCGACCTGGATCTCACGATAGTTCGTGATCGTATCGGTCAGGCCGGCCAGTGCTGTGCTGACCACTCGGCCACTCCAGGTTGGGTTCGTGATCGTCACCGGATCGCCGAGCGACGGCACGACCGTGTCAAGTAACAGGTAGCCGCTACCGTCCTCCAGTTGTAACCGGCCGCCATCCTCCAGCAGCAGGTAGCCGCCCTGTGTCAGCGTGAAGTCGGCGGTGTTCTGCTTGGTCGAGAGACTGCCGTACTTCAGATAGGCGGTTTGATCGAGGATGGGCGGCGCAGCCTTCAGGACGATGATGGCGCCGGCGGCGTATTGGGTTGTGCGGTTCGAGGTTACAATCGGGGTAAGTGGCGCTCCGGTCAAAGGACCGATCTGATACTCGACCTCCATGTGTTGAAACGCCGCGTCCGTAGCCGCGCCGTTGTCGCCACCAGACACCAAGCTTGTGAATCCTGGCGGCGGTGTATAGGCGATCGAGTTAAAGGCATGAAGTTGAATCCAACCGACTAGCACCAAATCGCCAGCAGTCACAACGCTACCAGTCGTCGTTAAGGTTAACGATGTCCCCGCCGAGGCCGTGGCCATGCCTGACGTTTCGAGAGTGCCGATCGACGCCACGTTCGTCCATTCACTGATGGTTGCCAACCAGGAGGGAGCTGACGGGATTGATCCGACATGAGCAATCTGCACGGTCTGAATGCCGCCTGGATTATTGGCGTAAGTCCAGATCTCGTAATCGGCGATGTTGGGAACGCTCGTAATCTGGGCCTGGGCCTGCTTGGTCCAACCGGCCGGAAGAGTATAAGTCTGGTTGGCGCTAGCGCCGCTGCCGTAAGTGATGACCGCAATCAAGCAGGTCCCGGCGGTTGAAGCGACCGGCAGCTTAAGGGTGATTGGAGCGCCGCCCACGAAGAGTGGATAACCAATCTGTGGCGGATCGTTCTTCTGAACGAAGGCTACCGCTCCTGAGCCGATGCTGACTGTCGTGGCGGTCATGGTTGCCCAAGCGTATACGGCCAGCGCGGTGAATGCGAGCGCGATAAGGATGATGGCGACAAACCTGCGAAACATGGGAGAATCCTCCCGGGGCCGCGTAACCGGTGAGTCAAGCACCGCGCCGCGTGGCCCCGCTAGCGCAGTCTACGTCCCAGGACGGAATCGTGCATGACGAATCAGCGCATTGCTGATCGCGTCGATGGTCGGCCCGTGGTCCATGAACATGCCGCCGTTGATCGTCAGGTTGACCACAGCGGCCGTTTGGCGAGTGCCTACCCCTCCGAAGCCGCCGACGCCCTTGCTGACTGCACGACCACCCGTAGGGCTCGGCTCATGCGTCAGATCGTAAGCAGCGTTGTGGCTGCCGGCAATCTTGTCGATGAGCTGCACGGTCAGATCTAGTATGCCGACCAATGTACTGGCGGCCTCAATCAACTTACCCCAAACCTTGAGAAGCCCTGGCGCCGTCTTCTCGGTAAAGCCCTGCCAGGACTTGTTGAGCTCGTTTTGTTTTTGCGTCGTTTCATCGATTGCGTCACGGCCACCCTTTATCCGAGCCTCGATCAACGCGAGGATTCGACGATGCTTCTCAGCCGTCGGTAGGGTCTTGTCGTTCATAATCTTGTCGAAGGCCACTGTATCGCCAAGTAGATCCTTGACCGCCTTCTTGTTCCCGGCCATGGCCAGCACCAGGGTCTTCTCGGCATCGGTCACAGGGATGTGCTTGATGGCCGCATAGTCCAACGCATCCCCAAGGATGTTTAGGGCGGCAGCCGTGTCATAGCCAGCACGGATGATCGACGCCAGCGCTTCTTGCGTGTCGTACTGGTCGCTGATAAAGCGAGCGTTGGTGTTGAGGAAGGCTTCAATCGCCGCCCCGTGCTCGGCCAGCGTGTCCTTCTGAGTAGCGTATGCCTGTGTCAACAGGTTGGTAGCCGTTTCCTGCTTCTTGAAGTTCTCGATACCGTCACTCCCAACCTTGTATAGAACGGCAAGAACGGCGACCAGCGCAAGTGACTCAACGTTTAGCCCGAACAGACTTGCCTTGAGCGCATCAGCGCCGGCCAGGTTGGCGAGCGTCGTAAAGCGAACTAGTACGTTCTCTTCAGGCATCCTTAGATCCGGCCATCGCCTCTTGCGCCATGTCGGTAAAGATGGTGGCCGCCTCCACCAATTGATGGCTAAGGACGCTCAACCGCTGTATGGCGTTGTTCAAGCGCCCCACCTCATCCAGGTCGATGTGGGTGTAAAAGTTCTGCGGATCGTTGAAGGCGGCGGCAAGTTTGGAAGCTGGCACCGCAGCAAGGTTGGCGAGCGCCATGAGCTCAGGCTGATCGGCAAGGATCGCCATTACTTCTTACCCCACCAGGAACGCCACCCGTAGTAGAAAGCCACCATGCGTTTGATTCCTCCCATCGCCTTGTGCGCTGTATAGAACGCAGGCTCTCCTCCTCCCCCAGCAAAGACATGAGCCAGCTTGGATTGGCGAGCGGTTAGCTTGCGACCACTACGTCCGCGGAAACTACCGCGCGTTCCAAACTCTCGCCAATACATCTGAATCGCGCCGCGGATCTCGCCAGTCGTCTTGTTGCCGACTTGATGCACGGTCACCTTAAGCGTGTCCCGACCGTGGTAGCCGAAATGCGCTGGACCAAGTGGAGTAGCGCTGGCCGTAACCGCCTTGGCCTGCTCGAGCAAGATCTTAGTGTTCTCAAAGTTCATGGCAAGAATCCGCGGCCGTGCCAGCGCCAGCTTTTCGAGGAGCGCCTTGTCGTAGACCTTCATAGACACCTGAAGCGCAGGCATCAGTCCCCCGGCGTCAGACGCATGACTCGGCGGGCTGCATTGTCGTACTTCAGGTGGCAAGAGGCACACAGAGGGATGTAGTCAGTCGGCACGATGGAGAACATACCGTGCAATGGGTCCCAGCGCGTACCTCGACCGGTAATCAGTGCCACTCTCTGATGCTTGATCGATCCACAGTGAAGGCACGGCTGCCCGCGCAGTAAAAGACGAGCTCGATAGTGGGCGCCCCTTGATCCAACGTTGTCGCCCGCCCAGTGGGGATGTTGTGCGCCCGACAGCCTTCTCGCAATACGCCGAGCTTCCTCCGAAGTGATCCGGCGAATGTTTGAAGGATCACCAGTCCAGCCGACATAGTTGCCGTTCGCTCGCCGAGCCGCTATGCGCTTAGCGACGTGCTCCGACGTTTGCTTGCGGCCCGTAAGAGGATGTGTCATCCTTACACTGTACCATGGCACAGCTATAATTGCGCGACAGTGTCCACACCTGTTACTAAAAGCGAGCAGCTGAACGCCACTTTGTCGCTGACCTTGGACGATTCCTTGTAGTCAGAGAGCAGGGCGTTGAAAGTATGGCTGGTACCCTGGCCGGCGTTGTTGCCAGCTGGGTAGAAAATGACCGCGGTGGTCGTGCCCACCTGATTTAGCGCGATCTGGGCGAACAGCACCGAAGCAGGGCCGGTGGTGACGGTCGGATCCCAGGAGCCGCTCAGCGTCAATGTTGCGCCAGCAAGGCCGCTCAGGTAAGTCTTGTAGAGGTTGGTGGCGACTGTGGTCTCGGCGGTGTCAACCTTGATGTCGATGTCCGCGGTGTCACAGAACAAACTGAGCGCTTTCGTTGCCACGGTCACTTCGAACAGCCGCCCGTGTTTAAAGGCCGTAGCGACACCTCATGGCGTAAAGCTTACTCCTAGGTTGGGTAGCGCGCTACGGCAATCGAATAGGTGGCGGCAGCCGTGCCAATGGTCGCCACCGCTCGAACGAACTGGCGCACTGTACCGACCACCACAAGGCGCTGGGCGCCCAAGCTGGTCATGTTGGTGAAGGCACCCCCTGCAATGTCCGTGTAGGCGCCTCCTTGCGTCGTGGCGTCCTGCAGCTTGAACTGGTGCGTTCCTGCCGTGTAGGCGGTGACGTGAAGGTGGGCAATCAGCCCGGTCCCAGCCGCGCTCGTCATAACGCCATCGCCAGTTCCAGTAATCGTGCCCACGTTCTCGGAGGCGAGCGGATGGAGGCTGACGCCATAGCCCACCATGCCGGACGATGTTCCCTGAGGCGCCGTGCTATCTGCCTGCCATGTGAAGCCAACTGGATTAGTCGTCTTGGACGATTCCTTGTAGTTGGAGCTGTTGAACGTCTGCAGCCGGACAAGATCCCCAATTGTCGTGGCACCGGCGGGTGCGTAATTGAGGATTCCTGAAGAGGCTTGAAGCGAAAGTCGGACGGCTGTCAGGGTGGGATCGTAGTAACCATAGCCAAAGAATTGGGAGAAGGCGGGGCCGGCAATGAAAGACTTATACGTAGATTTGGCAGTAGAAACCTCGGACATCTGAACATAGGTGTTGAACTGGGACGAGAAGAGAAATGTGGAAATGTCCTGTGCCGTAGTGGCCGTACCGTGCAGCACCTCGAACAAGCGCCCATGTTTGAAGGGCATTAGGAGCCGCCTACCTCAACGATGAAGCGGGCGCCCAGGTACTCTTCCGTACCAGGGCCGACAAGGAAGACAATGCCAGCATCCCTCACCGCCACAGTATCCACTTGAGAGGATAGATCCGTCCCAATTGTCGCTTCAAGCACCATCGCCACCGAGGTCAGGCCGTCGAGGATGGTGGAAAGCGCGTCCCGCGCTTCGAGCCCGGTGAGGTTCCCGACCACGAAATCGACCGTGAAGGTGGCCTTGTACATGCCATGCTTGGCCGTCTGGTTGAATTCAACCTCCCCAGGACGGGGATAGTTCACAATCGCGCACGGCGGCGTATAGGCCCGCGGCTGGTAGGCATAAACGGTATCCACCAGCCCAGCGTCCCGAATTGTCTTGGCGATGGCGTCCATGGTCGGGCCAAGGCTGAAGCCGCTCACGCGGCAATCCAGTAGCGGGTGAAGTCCCCGAGCATCATCTCTACGTCGGGATCGAGGCGCGACTGCAAACGGATCGCGGTGCCCTGATCCCCGAAGCCGGCGACGCCGAGTGGACTGCCGCGGCGGGCGTAATAGCGGGCAGCCTGGAGCAGGCAAGCGGCCTTGATCGTGGTCGGCACCGCGCCCCAGCCCCACTTGGCGCTGACGAGCAGGCCGCCCGTGTTGGTCGGCAGGGCAGTTGAGGTGCCGAACTCCAGGCGGGTGAAAGGATCGCCCTTGCTGGCCGCGTTGTAAGGCCAAGCGCGCGTTGGCGTGTAGGTGACGGAAGAGATGTAATCGGTGACCGTGATGGCGCTGATCAGCTGCACGTCGAGGAAGAAATCGTCCACCTCCAGAGTGGGCGCCTCGGTGGTAGCAAAGAGTGTGGGGTAGACCACTGACCAGTCGATGGCACCGTAGTAGCCGCCCCACGGCGAGCCTGCGCTGCGACGATAGGTAAAGGTCCGCGTCGCAGCGGCCGTCAACTGCGCCTCGAAGGTGCGGTTGGTAGCAGTCTGAATGGCCGTGGTGGCGGCCGTGATATCCAGGCTGAGATAGGGATCGTTGAGATCTGCCACCGGCGTCTGTCCGGTCATGGCGATGTAGGAGCGCAGTTCGGCCAGGGTGCAGAAATCAGCCATCTAGGGGCAAGTGTAAGGCCGCCGTGCAAGGATTAGCACAGCGGCCTCGAGGCTGAGAGAAGAAGGGCTGGTTAGGCGTGATATCCGGGCAGGAGCTCGTAAGCCGCCGCGTTCCTGACCTTGGCGTCAGTGCGCGCGTAGCCGAAATAGAGCACCTGATTGGAGCCGATACCGGTGTAGGGGTCAACGGCGATCCCGACGCCCTGGACATCGCGAATCAGGTAAGCCTGGTTGATGTCCCCGAAAGCCGCGTAGGCGGTGTTGACGTTGGCCGGGTTGGCAGACGAGGTCAGGCTGAAGGCCGGCGAACCCTGGTCGATCTTGACCGGGTAACCAAGCAGCCGGAAGCTCATCGGCTCGCTGATGCCGGAATCTGAGTAGGAGACCATTAGCGGCCGGTTAGTGCTGTCGACGAAGCCAGAGATCACGCCATGGGTGGCCCAGTTCATGATCCATGAACAGTTCTCGGTGACGTAGCTCGGGTCAAGGTTGTGGATGAAGGCCTGCAGCTGAGCGTTGGCAGTGGCCTGAACCAGACCAGTTGAGAGCACCCAAGCCGCGGTAGTGGTCGAGGTCGCGTTGTAGAGGCCGCTGGGGGCAGTGGTCCCGACGCCGACCGCGTACTCGCTGGCCATCTTGCGGGCCAACCGAACGCCAAGCATCTCGGTCACCAGTGAGGTCACGTCGAAGAGTGCATCGTCGATCAGCTCTCGCGGCACCTTGAGGCCGAGCTGGCCAGTACCGGTGGCCGCGTATTTGAAAGCGCCAAGGGTGACTGTTCCAAAGACGAGATCGGCACCACCAGAGGCGGGGGCGGCGTTGATAGCCGCCAGCGCCGATGAGTTGGCGGTGTCGTCAAGGGTCGGGAAGTTCAGTGGATCGCCGTTGCCAGTGTTGATGTGGGCGGCCAGGGCAGAGATCCCACCAAAGGCCTTGGTTACCCTGACCATCACGGCTGGGCTCAGAGTCGGCACCAGGTAACCACCGCCGGTGGTGGTCTCGGTCTGGGCGTAGGACTCAGGCGTCTGGTTGTGATGGGGCCAGGCAAGCACCTTGTAGCCAGGCAGGCGTGCATCGGTTACCGCCGGAGCGCCAGAGTAGCTAGCAAGCTCCTTTGCCGCGCCCATATCGCCTCGCAGGTACTTATCGAAGGTGTAACGACCATCGTCGCGAGTGCCCTTGACCACGCTCGGCGGCTGGATGCTGAAACGCGGCGCCTCCCAGTGCTGGCCACCCTTGCTGACGGCCTCTTTCCGGGAGAACCGGATGAGATCCTTGTCCCACGCCTCGTACTGGGCAAGCTCATCGTCAGTGAGGGAATCAACACGATCTTCCATCGCCTTCATGGCGACGCGGATCTCTTCGGCGGTTTTCGGCTTGGTCTCGTCTGCCATCCCTAGTACTCGACGTAGCCGAATTCGAAGGCCCAGCTAGAGGCGGCCGACTGTGTAGTGGCGATGAACGGAACCTGGAGGCACTTGCCGGGCGGAATCACCACCGGCGGCATCTGCCTGGTTGTGATTGCGGCCTGGCTGGCCGTGGCGACTGAGGGGCTAGTGAAGCCGGAGACGCTGCCGAACTGAAGGACGAACATGGTTCCGACCGTGAACACAGCCGCCTGGGTCGGGATCACCAGCGCCTGACCGATCAGCACGCGCACGTTGGCAGTGGCCGCGATGCCGGTCGGTAGGAGGCGGATCACTGCCCCCGAAGTGGTGTAAGGGTCGTTGGCGTTGGTCCCCACTGGGGTCAATGCCGTACCGCCAGTAGGGGAAATCGTGTCCAGCTCCAGCTTCAGTCGAAGGTCAACTCCGGCCGTACCGGCCGCCGTGTTGTAGCCCACGATCCAGTCCAGATATAGGGACCGGCCTATGTTGTTGGCGTTGTTGTTGAGGATCGTAAAGAGCGGCGCCGTATCGCTGAAGGAGGTCGGCGCAGCTGCGGTGGCAACACCGGTGGCCCCGTTGTTGGCGGTGAAGTAACTGCCAGCATCGATGACCGCGCGGGTAGTGTTCAGTGGCATTACTTCTTACCAGTCCCGAAATGAGCTTCCTGGCCGAGCTTCTTCTGTACCGCGTCAACGCGATCACGCATTTCCTGTCGCACCTTCTCGTCGGGCTCGTCAAGTACCTTGCCGATCAACGCGTCACGCTCGGCGAGAAGGGCACGACCCTCGGGACTGTCGTTGTCTACTCCTGCCATGGGCTTAGGCTCCAGATTCGTGGCTGTGAATGAACATCTACGGAGACGCTATCACATTCTCGCTCGCTGCGCGTGTAGGTTTTCTGCTAGTCCTTACGCGTCAACCGACGCAGGCGAAGGCGCTGGAGTCGGGGATCTCCTGGCTGAACTGAGTTCAGCACGACTGAAGTGCCCTGGAAGGCTGGATTCTCCACGAAGTTGATCTGGTCAAGTTTGCCTTCGGTCCAGATCCGAACCTCGCCTCGCTTCTCGTACTTGCCGGGGATGAACTCAAAGCTGACTCCGATCTCTTCGCCGGCATCTACAAGAGCCTGGAGATCGCCAGCATAACTGGTCTTGGGCGGCTTCAGCGCAAAGTCAACCGTAGCCCCGTTGTCAGCCAGTTGCAAGGTCCCCGCCTTCTGGGAGCCGAGCCGAAGCACAGACTCGTGCCCCCAGTAAGCGCGGACCTTGCCAGCCGCAATGCTCGGCTGGAAGATGCCCGGCTGAAAGCCATGTTGGCGACCGTCGACGGTGACCGTCCCGTAGGCGTGAACGCGGCCGCTGAAAACCCCAGCCTCAAACTTAGCGTCCGCAACGCCGAAGGTTAGCCGTTCCATCCCAGCTATTGTGTCATTCCGGCAGGCACCTTGCCGTTCGCGTTTCAGCCTCCGGTGGTCGGCTGTGGAATCTCCGGCAACTTACCAGATGGCGGTACTGGCGCTGGCGTGCGGAAGGTATCAAGCGGGTCCTTGGGACCAAGGCCGGCGAACTCGCGATACTCCTCTTCGCTAAGTACGCCAGCGTCAAGCTGCTGCAGCAATAGCTTGATCTCGATCTCCGGCGTACCCTGTAAGAGGCCCTTGTAGTCGAACTCAACAAACTTGGTGCTTGGCCCGATGACTGGTGAAACGGCCTCCTCGATACGCGAGGTGATTGGCATCAGGGTGAAGCGCGCGAAACCAGCCACTTGCTCGGCAAGGCCCGACGCAAAACTCTGTTCCTTGCTTGTGCTGAAGAGCAGGTGGGCGGGAACGCCGAGCATCCGCGCCACCTCATGAACGGTGAACTCGCGCTGTTCAATGAACTGCGCCTGATCGTTGCTTTGGGTCCAGGGCGTGAACTCGAACTCCGCGTTGGTGGTGACGATTTCGCCCGCGTGCTCTGGACCGAGCATCGTTTCCTTGAGCGCCTTAGCAACTGCTTGTGCATCCTCGAAAGTGACCTTGGCGCCAGAGCGCGCAGAGACCAAGCCGGAAATGTGCGCGCCATTGGTCATCGTTCGCCGCGCAGCAATGTCAAGCGCCTGCGCTAGGGCGATTCCACCTCGGAAGAGCCACATTGGGGACAGGCCACGCAGGCCGTCGAGGGAAGGTCCGAGAATCTGGGTCATACAGCGGCCTTCGATCGCGTTATCGCAACCGTCGCCGAATTGCAGCTGTTTCCCGCCCGAAACAGTGACTGTAAAGACGCGCAGATTGCCCTCCCAGCGCGGTATGTAGTTAGTCGGCGCGAAGGGCACTAGGCCGATCAACTCGCCACCGTTGGCGTGAACGTGCGGTAGACCAACCTCCCCGGCCGTCACCAGATTCAATACCACCTGCTCTTTCCAGTTGAAGGGCGTCATCCGGCCGGGCCCGCCTGGCCACTGATCCATGAAGCTGGTCGACGGCTCGCGGGCATCGCCATCAGCATCCCAGTGGTACGTCTTGAGCGGCAAGCTGGCGATCGTGCCAGCAAGGATCTGAACGCCACGGTTGAAGGCTGGATTCTCGAGTGCCTGATAGGCGGGGAAGTTACCGGCCGGTCCTAAGCCGAAGTGGATCAGGTCGGCAAAGGCCGGACTGCTGATCGAAATGTTGGCGTACTTCTCTGGGTCGCGAAAGGCTGCCCAGCGTTCGCCTAGTGACGGCACGCGCTCAGTCTAAGCTTATAATATTGGTAGCCCCAATGACTGGACGCTTACTCACCTATTCCATCACTCCAAGCGGCTGTTGGATTTGGCAAGGTTCATTGCACCCAAATGGGTATTCCCGCATTGCGGTCCGCCATTCGCGCGTAAAGGGCTGGGGACATAGGGTTATCTGGGAGGAGCTGGTTGGACCGATCCCAAAGGAGATGACGCTCCACCATGTGTGTGAGACGAGAGCGTGTGTCAATCCAGATCACCTGCGCCTGGTGACGCTCGCCGAAAATATCGCCCTTGCACGATCTAGGAAACGCGTGGCAGGTATATCGCGGCCATTACCGGCTAAGGCCATCCATGGCAGATACACGACTTACCAGAATTACCGATGCCAGTGCCGCCCTTGTCTTGATGCGTGGAATGCCCACTGCGCGATCTATCGCTAGCCGCGTTTGGCGTTGCACGACCGGCAGAGAATCAGGATGCCGTGAATGACCCCACCCCCATGTCGGACGGCTTGAAGATGATGACGGGTGAGGTCCACGTTACGCCCACAGTCAGCGCAAGGTCCGGCAAGCGGGATGGCGCGATATAGCGAATCAGAATAGGCGCGGCGTTTCGGTTGCGCGTTGCGGCGAGCCTCAAAATAGCGAGCGCAGTCAGGACAGCGGCCCCGACGCCCAGCGCTACCAGTAGCTTTCCCACAGTCACGACACCGATGCATAGCAATCAACGCAGAGGCGCTTGCTCCGATGCTCGAGCGGTACCCGCAACCAGTCCCCATGGCTGACAAAGAAGTGCGCGTAGTCGCGGCCGCAGAGCTCGCAGGGCGCCTTGATCGTGCGATGAACGAACACCCTCACATACCCATCGTGCGCGTGATCCCAGCGCTCGTCATAGTCGTGCTCGGCTGGGTTGACGCGCTCCCACTGGGCGGTCATCCGACAAACAGCCGGCGCTGCACCTCTTTGTGCTCGTAGCGATCGACCGCCAGCGCCAACGCGATGCAAGCGTCAATGTGGCCGCGCGGTGCACTCTTGCTCTTACTCAGCGTGAAGCCACGCTCATTGAGGCGCGGTACGGCGTTGACCACCTGGGCGCCGAACAGTTCGTCAGCCTCATGTGTCAGGCCGCCGCGCTGGATGCGCTCGAACAGCGCACCGACGATCGGCGTCATCTGCTCCACCGACTGCGGCACCTCGACCATGGGCAGCCGTCCCTCTGTGAGATAAATGGCTGGCAACTCGAATAGGCGTTTGTCATAGCTGATAGCCCTCACGTCCCAGTCCTTGTCTAGGTCGCGAAGATACTGGGTAACAGCCGCGATATCCACAGTCTGACCTGGCGCTGGCATCCAGATCCTTGCGGTGGCGTGGAGCCGGCCGTCTGGTCGCTCCTGAACGCAGACGATGGCCGTAGAGTCTCGGACGAGGCCGACGTCAACGCCCACGTATACGGGTAGTTCTCGCCGCAGCTCGTAGTGCTCCTCGAGGCCGGCCCAGATCGTTCTAGCGTCGGGTCCCAGCCAAGAGTCGTGTCCGGTGACATCAGGTTCATTGAGATGGTACGTCCTGAACGCCGCCTCTGGCGTCATCACCGCAGCGTTGCGCAGGAACGCAATGTCCGGCATCCCGTGCTTTAGGTTGGGGTTGGCCCGATGCCAATTGGCCTCGTCGGAAAGAGCGGCACCAGGTTGTCCGGAATGGACTCGCCATAGGAAATCGGCGGGGGCGTTTCCGTCCCTGACCATTTTGCGGAGCTGATAAAGCGGCGATGTAGTGTCAGGCCCCCAAGTGCCAGCTCCGAGTACACGAGCGCCCCGCCGTTTCCGTCCGAGTAATACCGCATCCCACGTAGCCTGCTGAATATGTCCCACTTCATCAACATAACCTCCTGGCCAGATGTCTAGCCCCTGCAAAGTGTCGGGATCGCTGGAGCGCGGAATGATCTTCCCGCCAGTCCTGGGAACGAGGATTGTCTCAGTGCCCACGCCAGAGAACACCAGTGAGCGTCTGGCGAGCTCGGGCTCGGCCTGGATCATGCTCACCACCTGCGCGTAGACGGCCGTTCGCGCCTGGTTGAGCGAAGCGGCCACGATCGGGATCAGCGGCGCTCCCTGTGAATCGCCCTCGAAGAGATCCCACGCAGCCATCATCGCCAGGTCGGTCGACTTACTGCCCCCGCGCCCCATACCGCGCACGCCGGCGCTGTAGTCGCCCTCGAACCATTCCTCGGCAAAGCGCTTCTGCTCCGGCCAGAGCTTGACCAGCTGGCCGGCGGCGGATCCGCGCGGAAGCCGGAGGTATTTCTCGGCGAAGCGAATGTAACGGCCAACCCTCGAGCCTCTCCACCTGACCCAGGGCCCAGCGGTGCTGTCCTCAGCCCGCTTGGCGGCATTACCCTCCCGAGTCAAGGATCGTCCCGGCTTGTTTTGTATCTAACTCAAGCCC